ACTATTACACCACTTGTTTACATGGTAGTTAGCATCAACCTCATCGTGGTAAACCTTTTGTAATTCGTTTACATCAACTTCGGGTAAATTAGAAATGTAGTTTGCATCTCTTAAAGTAACCCAGTGTAATGAATGTTTTTTTAGTACGTCTAAATTTTTTAAATCTTTCATAATAACTTTTTAAGTAAAATTGATAAATAACTTGAAGACAAACCATAAACAAATGATAATGCCCATATATTATCTAAATATAAATTCAAAGAAAAACAAACCCAAAAAGCCAAACATAGTGAGCAATCAAATGGTTTCAACCTATATGGAAATCTCAATGCAGTACCTTTCACGCTTCTTCCAATATTGTACTTATTGAATAACCAATTAGAAAATGCTTGTGGTATTCCGGATAATTCGGCAAATGTAATACCTGCCATTGCTGATAATGGGATTGTAATTAAATCTATCATTTTAAATTGTTTTTAATGTTATCTATTGCGTTCTTAACTGCAAACGATACCGTTCTCGTTGGTATGCCAGTTTTAGTATTTATCGCTTTGTAACTACCCAACTCAATCCACAACCTAAATATCTCGTTCTCAAAGTATCGTAGTTTATCGGTTGCCTTCTCAATCCTTTCTAACTTTGCTTCACGTTGTAACAAATCGGCTCTATCCTTTTGATTGCTATTCCACATATCCAATAAAACAAAATCACTATCCAAAGCATTTATGTCTTCGGCTAATGATAACACATCTTTATTATTCTTGAAATTATTGTAGTAAAATTTAGATGTTTTGCTTCTAAACTGGTTTAGGGAAATCCTAACGATAAAAAACTTTAGGCATTTGCGTTGGTGCATATCTATAATCTTTTCCCTATCGTATTCGCAAAGAATTACAAATACATCTTGCCTCAACTCCTCCCACCAATCTCCGGCTATCTTCTTGAAAAATGCTATTATATCCGATTTGGTATAATACTCACTTATAATCGCATCAAAGTTCATTTGACATATATCTATCTATCGTGCTAATTGCTTCATCTATACCAACGCAAAATGTAGCATACGCACCTATACCATTTAGATAGCATAAATAGTCATATTGTTTAGTTAAATGCTCATCACTTTTTAACATCCCATCCTTTTTAAATGGTGTTTTATCACTTGCCTTTAGTTCAATAGCCAAAAATGAATACTTTGTATTGTTAAAAAAGATGAACAAATCGGGAGTTCCTTGTCCTGCTTGTCCAAGTATCTTTGCTTTTTTAGCCAAATATATAGGTAACCTTGCACCGGATAGGTAGTTGGCCATGAACCTTACCTTCGGATATTTTAAACGCAAATAATTCACAACTGCAAGTTGTACTATGTCTTCAGCGTTCTTCATTACAATTGAGTATGTGCTTCTAATTGTTTTTCTAAATCCTTTGTGTATTCGCATAATGCCATTGCCTCACTTCTTACAATGTCAAGTTGTATGGTAGATGCTTCATAACGTGCAAACATTGTATCGTGCAACTCCTTTGCTTTTGTGGTTAGTGAAGATGCCTTGTCAATAGTTTCATCATATCCTTTCAAATCCTCTAATTCACGATTTATAATTTGCAAGTCAATTCCAAGCATAAGTAAACGTAATCGTTCCTCTTGGAAGTATCTTAATCCCTCAAGTTGGCTTTGTAGATTGTTTAAATGGTTTTTGTGATTGCTCATAGTTAAAAAGGTGCTTCGTTAAATTCTTTACCAAATGTATTTTTTAATGCTGACAATTCCAAGTTACCAGCATCCACGTTACGTTCACGCTTTGCCTTTGCTTCTAACCCAAAGTAAATGCCATCATCTTTGCGTTCGTAAAATCTATTCTTTCTCCAATCAAAATACAACTTGCACTTACCAAGTTTAGCACTACCTTTTGGTTTTGCCTTTGCAATGTGAATTTGTGTTTCGTTATCCTCGTATGGTTGCCCAGTTTCATTATCAATAAATCCTTTTGGTGGTCGCCAAAGAATAATGAATGCCATTGCCTTACGAAAAAATGATTGGCCACCTGCTGATTGTCTTGGGTGTGGTGGTGGATAGAACGTAACACCATTCTCCGTTATTGGCGCTTGGTCTTGTGGGTGCATACAAATAAAGATGTGTTTATTCTCCTTCTTTGCATATCTCCTTAACTTACCAATAGCATCCTCAATATATAAATCTTGTCTACCAGCATAATCCTTCATGTCATGCTTAATCTCATTGTATGGGTCAAATAGGATATTATCTATCTTAATATTGTTTTCTGCCTCAAACAATCTCGTTTGGTTTATAATATCATCAAACGTAAAACTATTCTCATCGTTATCTACAATAAAGAATTTATCAGATAGAAAGTTTATTGCATTATAAATTTCGGCTTCGGTGCAATGCTCAAAATCACTTGCAAAAAATTGTTTCTTGCAATACTTTGATACAAGTTCTTTGGCTATGTCTTTATAATCTCCGGTTTCCGGTGTAAAAAGAATGTGCCTTTGATTGTAAAGCAAAGAAAGATTGAGCAATAATTCCAAGTTAAATTCCGTTTTACCCGAATGTGGCGAAGCAAGTATGAAAGTCATACTACCTACTTTCCTTGTGTAGTATTCGTGTAAGGTATCAAAGCCACAATAATCTCCTTTTTGTATTCCTTGCTTGTGAAATTCTAATAATTCATTCTCAAAGTCAGTTAGTTTTTTTATCATTTTGTTTTTGGTTTACGCAAATCTAAATAAAATTTTTATCAAAGTTAAATTCTTCGGCATTTAGTTTATGATATTCAAATGCTCTCATTCCGGTTATATGGCTATCGGTTGGGAAAAAGTATTTCCAACCTTTACCAACTCCATTTGGTTGATAGTAGAAAAATGCAACTCCTAACTTACCCGAAGTTTTCTTAAACACTACCGAAGCACTATGGTCGCTTGATGGTATAATCTTTTCAATTTTAAACTCCTCTTTATTGAAGTTCATTTCTCTATCGTGTTTGCTAAATCTTTCTTCCACTACCTTTGCAAACTCTTGAAGTTCTTTTGCTATTTCCTTCTTCATTAGTTTATAGGCATTGAAAAGTTTGCAATCGTTGGCTTATTAATCTTGTGTTCATCACGAAACCAAACACCACGCATCTTTTGTTTCCAATTCTTGACCTTACTTCCTTTGCTATCTATCCAACCTCCTTGCTCATAGTAATCAAATGCTTGTTTTGCAGATTGCTCACTATACCCATTCTCAACAAAAAAATCCTTAACCTCAATCAAACTTGGTGTATATATACTATTTCTATTTATATTTCTATTTGTTGAGTTGCGTTCAACACTCGTTGAAGTAGTGTTCAACACTTGTTCAACATCCATTGAAGTTTGTTTGCGTTTACTTGCACTAATCTTACCAGCATTTGATTGCTTTGCTTTTGTTTCATTCATCTTATTTACATTCTCGTAAACTCGTTCACTCCAAAAGTAATTGCCATCACATCTAAATAATTCAACCTCATCAATACAACATCTTATAAAATCCTTAACAATATCCTTATTAACCTTCAGTTGATTTTCCAATGCTAAATAATAGTATTCCTTATGTGGCAACTTGTTTTCTTCTGCTTCGTGTAGCATTTCAATTACTCGCCACCACAAAGCATAGGCAACTCCACCAAACTTTGCCAGTAGGTATTGAATTTTGACATCTTGTATCGCATTAATATCGTGCGAGAAATAGTACTTCTTGTTCATTAGTAATCAATTTTTTGGGTTTGAAAATTTGCTTTATAAACGCTTGTTTTTGATTTTCCAAATATAGCATTTTGTTTTTTAAGAAATCGCAAGTAAGCATTTATAGGACTTCTATTCTTACGGAGCATATCAGCATAATATGAAACATTGTATTTAAACTTCATATTGGATTTGATGTATTGCATATCATATTCACTCAATACATTCTTATCACTATTTGTGTTCTTATTCCTTGCCAATGGCTTTGGATTTCCGTTGATTACATCCAGCATATAATTGTACCTATACTTCATTCGGCTATTTGTACGCAATTCAGTTTGGATTTTATCAATCCAGTATATCGCAGTTGAATGGTTTGTAAGATTTAACTCATTAACCACTTGTTGCAAAGTATATTCACAATGATTATAAAGCATATAACCAACTATTTGTTTGGCTTGTGCTA